GCCGAATTGACGTTCGATCTGACCCAGGGCCGCAGCCAAGGCTTTCTTCTTGTTGTCGTCCATTAAAGTCCTCACGTAATCAATAAGGCCTGACGGCCAACACCTGTATAAGTAGACAGTATTGTTCCACAAAGATCGGAGATCGCCTACCCCTGATTTTCTATTTCTGCTGCAGCTCGTCGCAACAAGCCCTCCAGCGCGGCCTTCACCGTTTGTCGGCGGACCTCGTCGCGGTTGCCAGGGAAGTGCTGAAGCTCGGCCGTGACCTCCTCGCCAACGCCAAAGGCCAGCCACACGGTGCCCACCGGCTTGTCCACCGAACCACCATCGGGCCCCGCCACACCGCTGACCGCCACGGCAAAGCGCGCCAGGCTTTTCTCCTGGGCGCCGCGCACCATGGCCTCCACCACTTCCTGGCTGACCGCCCCAACCTTTGGAAACAAGGTTTCCGGCACATTCAGCTGCCGGGTCTTCTGCCGATTGGAATAGGTGACATACCCCGCCTCGAACCAGGCCGAACTCCCCGGGATCCGCGTAATGGCCTCGGCGATACCGCCACCGGTACAGGATTCCGCGGTGGTGACGTGGGCATTGAGCACCTGCAGGCGGCGGCCCAGGTCAGCGGCAAGTTGAGTGATTTCCTTCACGACGGTCTCCAGAAGTGGGCGGGGGTTTGCCTACCCTACAGGAGCAAATCACTCATGCAAGCGACAGGCTGGAACAAGAGATCAGCGGGCGACAGCGCGCACATATGCCTGGCAAGCGCGCAGCGCGATCAGTCCCTGGTCGCCGGCATCGGTGATGCCGATAATTCGCTGAGCATGCGCCGGGTCAAGTCGGGCTCGTGCGGCTGCATGAACCAGGCCGGTGGTGGCGGTGGCGGTTGGCATTGCACAGCCACGGGCAGGTTCGGTGGCGTCGAGAAGGACTGACAACCGCACATCAGCAGTGGCCAGACGGTCGCGCAGAGCAGCCTGGTTATGTTGGGCATCGCGCAATTCCCGGGCATGATGTTGGTCGCTGGCACTGAGCTGTTGCTCCAGGGCCAGTCGTTTGTCTTGTTCAGCCTGTTGTTGATGCAAGGCCGCCTGGCGTTGCTGGCTGAGCGCCTGCGCATGGGCAGAAGCCTGGCGCTCAAGCTGTCCCCCCAAGCGCCAGGCCTGGACCTGCCAGGTCACCGCCACCAACAGGCAAGCACCGATCAGTTGGTAGGCCCCTAGGAAACGCATAACACCGCCTTCGCCCGCGCCCACAGCCGCAAGCGATCCTCCAGCCCATTCAGCCCGCCATTGATACGCCGTGTAATGCTGGTGAACTGGTCCTTGTCGGCCAGCTCATTCAGGCCATTGACCTGCCAGAACCAGGCGGCCGACTCAACCGCCCATTGCGGTTGCTCCAGCAACATCGGCTCCCGTAACAGACGGTCATCACCAAACAGCGCCTGGCTGCATGCCAGGTAATTGCGCCGACCGGTGATCTGGATCAGTCCTCGGCCCCGGTACAACTGGCCGTCGCCATCCGCTTCGGGGCTATTGCCCAGGCGTGCGGCCAGGCTGCCGGTGTCGTATTTGCCCAGGTAGTGACCGCTGCCCAGTTCGCGCACGTAACGCAGCTCACCGGATTCGTGGCCGATCTGGGCGAGGAAGGCGGCAATGCGCCTGGCACGGTTAATCTCGAAGCGAACGAACGCCGCATTCAAGGGCATTAAAAAAACGCCCGCTCTAAGGCGGGCATCCGGCATGACGCCAAGCAGTTGGGGGAGTGTTATCACCATTGGTTTTACTCTCGAAAAGTAGCTATATCGACAACCCACCCGCCGTGATCGAACTGCGGTATCCCGTCACCGGATCGCCGACATGAACCACCTGCTTTATCGACCAGCGCCCCTGCATATAGGACGGCCAGCTCTCATCCAGCACTAACAACCCTTCCGCCGCCAACAATGGATTGCCCGGGCAATCGATCAGCAACTTCAAATTTTCACGCCCCACACGGCGTAGCTCACCTTCGGCAACAGCGCGGGCTTCGGCTTCGTTCTGGCAGCGTTGGCGCAAGGTCTTGAACGGCGCATTCCCCACCTGGACGACGCGCTGCTTGCCGGCGGAGGCATCCCACCAACTGGCACGGCAGCCTTGGTATTTCGAGCGGGATTTTTCGTCGAGCTTGGCGGTGATAAAGCTTTGTTCACCGGGGCGATTGTCATCCGTCACGGACAGCCTCACTTCCGGCAGCAGCTGGCCGGAGAGCGATTTGGCTTGGCCGGCTTCGGCCAATACATAGAGTTCGTTGAACGGTTTGGTGACTGCACTATAAAGTCGGGCAAGGCGCGAAATGAACGCCATGTCACTTTCGTTGGACTGGTCAATGTGCGCGATCGCAATCCCCTCCAGCGCCGGCGCCACTCGCGGTGAATAGCCGTGACGACTGACCAGTTGGCGAAACAGCGCGCCCAGGGTGGTCGGACCGTAGCTGGCGGATCGACGCTGGCGGTAACCCGTTGCATCGACCACGCTGAAGGGCGCCGCGGTGGCCACGATCATCAAGCGCATGGGAAACAGCACCGGTGTGCGTTGGGTGACGACAAACTCGCCCTTTTCCACCAACCCCGATTCCAGGTAACCGGCACGCAAGCCGATCTTGCCGTTCAGCGTGGGCAGGCCGTCCAGGCCCTCGATATTCAGGGTCAGCTCCAGCCGGTCGGTCTCAATGCCCGCGGCGTCGGTGTGGCTCCAGTGCATCAAGCGTTGATTGAGCAGCGCCGCGTTGGCGCCATAAAACTCCACGATAGGCGTAAATCCCTGTGCCATGCAGCCTCCTTAATCCCAGGCCAAAACGGGTCGCACAGCTCCGGGCCGAGCGTGCAGTTCAGGTACGATCACCCACACGCCGGCCGGCAGCACCGGGCCATATTCGGCAAGCTCGGGGTTCAGGCGCCAGAGGGTTTCTTCCGCCGTGTCGTCGCAACGGCCCACCTCCCGATAAAGCAACAGGTTGACCGAATCACCGGCAATACTTCGTACTCTACGCATTGGCGAACTCCTCCAACTCCAGCGTCCAGGCCATGACCATGGCAGTGCCGTCATCGATGACATTGCTCTGGGTTTCCACAATCGAATTGATCCGCCACAAGCCCCAGTTACGACCGATGCCGTCAACCAGGGGCAACGGCGCCCGCGCATTTTGCAGCGCGCGCAATTGGTCCAGGCGCTGCATGCCTACGCCGTACATGGCCGTGCCGCCGAATGTGAGTTTTTCCAGCTTCTGACCGCTCTGCCGCGACTGCGACTTGCTGGCAATAATCGCCAGGTCACTCCAGCCGCCATCGCTGGCACGGACCAACGAGGAATAGGCGAATCCTCGAGACAAGCCGAAAATAAAGTCGCCGAGTACCATTTGTTGTCGCATCAATCACCTCCTGGAGGATCGGCCAGTGCCGCGTTGCGTCGGATGCCCAGGGTGTCGGTGAGCATCGGCAGACACTGAAACTGCAGCGCCTGGATCACCTGGTTGACGACCTGCTGGGCATCGGCGGGGTTTACACCGGTGATCTGGATGCTCGGGGCGAGGGTCACTTGCACGTTGTCCGTGCGTGCACCGCTGAGTTCCTTGCTCACCGCACCGGGCGTTGGCAGGCGATCACTTGAGCCGAACAACTGGTTACCGAGCCAGGCTCCCGCCTCACTGCCCAGCAAACCACCGATTGCCCCCCCGACAGCAGTACCAACACCAGGAAAAACCATCGTGCCAATGGCCGCACCTGCGGAGGCACCGGCCCAGGCGCCACCGGCGGTGCTGAGGCCTGAGCCGACGGCTTTTGCGTCGCCATTGCGGACACCTTGGATCACGTCAGTGGCGACGGAGGCATATTTCAGAGGGCCAAGTCGGCGAACGCCGGTTGACTCAAGTTTGGCAAGTACTCCGGTTAGTCCACCGGCGGGGATATTCGACGAGCTGGGCACTGCACCGACAAAGGATTGCAAGCCTTGCAAGGGGGCTCCCGAATGAAAGCCCATTTGCGAGCCCCCTACCCAGTTACCGGTGCGTTCGGACACACGACGAAGCGGTGAGCCGCGCCCACCGATTTTTTTACGGCCTTTGATCATCTTGCCAATCTTGTCGATAGCAAGATCAATAAGTTTATCCGCGGCTTTGCTCTTGGCAGAGTCCCATAACGTATCCAAGGCCGACTTGCCCGCGTCGGCAGAAGGATCGGCAGGCGGCGCCTTCGGCTCATTTTTCAACGCGCCCGCAGTGACACCAGCCTCTCTCGGTGCCAAAGAGTTGCTGTTGATGAACAACGTACTATTGAGCGTTTCCAACGTCTCACGCAGCCGCACTTGCTCCTGCGTCAGGGCATTGATATCCACACTCAGCGTGGCCAACGTAGAGCCGAGCGTAAACTGCGGGTGCGATGCAGCCTCCAGGCTTACAGGCGCCACAGCACGTGTGGAAAACGGGGCGAGTGCATTGCCCAGATCCGCCTCGCCGAACATCCAGCGCAGGTCTTCCTGGACGAGCTTGATCCCGTATTTAGTCTCTTGCATCCCGCGCTACTCCTGTTTAACGCCAAGCCGAGTGATCGCGATGTCGTAGCGGCGTAATGCTTTTGCGGCGTCCCAAGCAAGGATCTCCGCTTCATTGACCGAATACACCAGCGGCACCACATCGAGGATTACATCGATGTCGCGTTGCGAAAGAAG